CTTCTACGGGTGCTGGTTTCTATAACACTCAAGGTGGTTGGTTCCAAACTTTAGCTACTAAATTACAAAAAGTATCTAACTTAATTCACCAAAAAACTTTAAGAGGTGGTGCTAACTTCCTAGTAACTTCTCCACAAGTAGCAACTGTATTAGAATCTATCACAGGATTTGCAGCAGCAACTGACGGAAATAAATTAGAATTTGCAGCGGGTGTTCAAAAAATTGGTGCTATCGAAAACAGATACACAGTTTACAAAAACCCATATATGAAAGAAAATGTAATCCTTATGGGATTCAGAGGAGCACAATTCCTAGAGACTGGTGCAGTTTTCTCTCCATATATTCCATTAATTATGACTCCATTGGTTTACGATCCAATCAACTTCACACCAAGAAAAGGTGTAATGACACGTTACGCGAAAAAAGTAGTTCGTCCAGAATTCTACGGAAAAGTATACGTTCACGGATTAAATACACTTTAATAATTAATTATTAATATGGAATTGGGACAGTCATTGACTGTCCCTTTTTTACTGTTTAATATTTATAATAAATTCATAAAAGGAAATCAATGGCAGTACAAAGAACAAAGTATTCAATGCAGGCAGTTATTCGGTATGATGGTCGTTTAGTTGACGTATTAGATCGAATCCGTGCTATAGCACTAGTTTTGATGGTACATATAGAAACAGACTTAGGTCCTGATACGGAGTTGGTTACAATTAAGGTAATGACCCCTAAGCCGGCTCGAGAAACGTTTCATGAAATGAGGCAGATATGTTTAGGTGAAATTGAAACACTTAAAGCTATGCAACTTAAAGAAACGACGTTAACAAAATTATTATAATTTAATTTTATTATATATGGCTACTCCTAATTCAACTAAAATACCACCAAAGACTGATGTCAAATTTAGTTTAACATTGTCAGAAGAGCAAAAAGCAGCAAAAGAAGTTATTATAACAACCCCATGGAATTTTATAATAGGTAAAGCTGGTAGTGGTAAAACATTATTAGCAGTTCAAATTGCATTGGATTTGTTTTTTAAAAGAAAAGTTGATAAAATTATTATTACGAGACCAACCGTATCGACAGAAGATAATGGATTTCTTCCGGGTACAGAAAAAGAAAAAATGGATCCGTGGTTAGTTCCAATTCGAGCAAATATGAAGGATGTTTATAACAAACCGGATATATTAGAAAAGATGGAACGAGAAGAAAACATAGAATTAGTTTCATTAACACACTTTAGAGGAAGAACATTTAATAATGCAGTTTGTATTATAGATGAATTTCAGAATTTAACTAAACAACAATTACAAATGGTTTTAGGTAGATTAGGTAAAAATTCAATTATGATATTATGCGGAGATAAACAGCAGATAGATTTAAGATTTAAAAATGATTCTGCGGTACACGAAATATCAAAATTAAAGCCATCTAGATGGGTTTCTGAAATAGTATTAAAAGATAATCACCGTCATGAAGGGTTAGATGAAATTTTAGAATTATTAAATGAAAATTATTAATATTTATATATAAAGGAGTAGAATTATGGATTATAGTGTAAACAAGCCAATATGGCCAGGAAGTTCATCATTTACTACTGGTTCTACTCCTTTTGGATATTTTGATAACGATACAAAATTCCAAACAGACGTAGATTCATTTGCTCAATTTGCAGCAAACTCAGTAGGATATCCAATAATGGATGTCGAATTAATTGATATTAACTTTTATACTGCCTTTGAAGCAGCAATGATTGAATATTCAAATCAAGTTAATCAAGTTAACATTGCAAACAACTTAATTAATACATTAGGGGTACAGACAGGTTCATCATTCCTAGGTACAAATGGATTTACAGGAGCTGTTATAGGATCATCATTAAGTTATATAACTAAATTGTCAAAAGCATATGGTATTGAGGCAGATAGTGGCGGTACAGTAAGATGGTATTCTGCATCACTTGAATTAGTAGATCACCAACAAACATATAGTATTCGTGCAGCTGTATCAAAATCATTAGGTATAACTTTAAGCAATACTAGTTCAATTGAAATAAAACGAGTATTACACAATCCACCGCCAGCATTGGTTAGATTCTTTGACCCATTTGTTGGTACTGGGTTAGGTTCTCAAAATATGTTAGACTCAATGGGGTTTGGGGCAATGTCACCAGGTGTATCTTTCATGATGCAACCAATGCACGCCGACTTATTGAGATTGCAAGCAATTGAATTTAATGATACTATTAGAAAATCACATTTTTCTTTTGATATTCACGGAGATGATATAAGAATATATCCAATACCAGGTACTCAAGGATCGATGGCTACTCAATATTTTGGTACTGTTTGGTTCGAATTTTTATTTGAAGAACAAAAATCTAAGGACGCACTCTTATTTGGTAATAGCGCACTTCTGCCAGGTGTTGTTTCTGACGCATCTAATATACCATACAAGTATCAACAGTACGGGACAATTAATGATATGGGCCGTGCTTGGATTATTAGATATGCATTAGCGTTAGTAAAAGAAATGTTAGGATTTGTTCGAGGAAAATATTCATCAATTCCAATACCAGGAGCAGAAGCAACACTTAACGGAGCTGAATTAGTATCGCAAGGTCAATCTGAAAAAGAATCATTAATTACGCAATTAAGAGAATTCTTAGAAAAAATGTCTCGAGAAAACATGTTAACTAGACAGAATGCAGAAGCTACCCAAATGGGAGAAATGTTATCGAAAGTACCATTAAAAATTTATGTTGGATAAGGAGAGAAGGAAATGGCATTATTTGGTTCGCAAAGAGATGCAAAATTCTTAGCATCAATTAACTCAGAATTAATTAATTCTATAATTGATACAGAAATTGAATTTTTTAAATTAGATATACGAACAAGTGATTCTAATATATACGGAGAATCGGAATCGAAATCATATTTTGATTCAATATCGATTCCTTGTTTAGTGACAAAAAATGAAAAATCATCAAATATGGATGATTATGGGCATACATATAAAAGAGATGCTCAGTTTGCATTGTCGAGAGATATATTAGAACGAGCAGATTTTTATCCAGAAGTTGGTGATGTTGTTTTTTGGGATAATGAATACTATGAACTAGATAATGTTGATTCAAATCAATATTTTGTCGGAAAAAATCCAGATACATGGCCGAATGGAGATCAGCATGGATATAGTGTATCTATTATATGCAATGCTCATGCAACAAGATTAACAGTACAACAAATACGTAATATACGATCTGGCGGAAATAATCAAGCTCCGGCTTATAAATATTAAGGAGAATTATGCCACATTTAAATAGACAAAATATAGATCGAAAAACATTTAAACCAAATGACCCATCAACGGAATCATCATTAGGACCTGATTTATTATTAAACAGATCATCGCAAACAAGACGTGATGATGATGTAATACGCACACCAAAGCGTACGGTATATGATATAGATTATGCAATTAAATCATATATTGAACAAGAAATACAACCGTCAGTTAACGATAATGGCACAGTAATACCAGTACCTGTTATATTTGCATATGGTGAAAAATGGGATAATGTACGACGATTAGGATATATGCGAGATGAAAAGGGCATGTTACAATCACCCGCAATTATGATTAAACGTACTAGTTTTAATGAACGAGATAATTATAAAACATTAGATGTAAATAGACCACATGACTCGAATTATTTAATATACCGAAACTACTATAATGCTAATAACCGATATGAAGATACATTATTTCCATTTCCAATTGGTCAATTAACAAATGCACAATCCGTTCCAATTTACATTGTAGATATTCCCAAATATATTACGGTTGAATATGAATTAATGTTATGGACTGATTTTAGTACCCAATTAAATGATTTAGTTAATGATATATTCATCTATAATAGATTTGCATGGGGAAATGGACCAAATAGTTATAATTCTACATTAGGTACTGTTTCTTTTGAAACTATTAATACTGTTAATGATGATAGAATAGTACGAGCAACGATTCCATTATCAGTACATGGTACAATTCAAAATGGTAACGAAGTACGTATGGAAACTATTAAAAAAATGTTTTCAATTAAAAAGGTATCATTTGATATGGTAATCGACGTACCAAATAATATATTCGAATCAACGGCAGTACCAGTCCGATTATTACAACAACAAAGTAGTATAATGTCGGGTGGTAGAGTTGTAGTATCATCACCATCTTCGGTAGCTACAATTGATTCGTCTGCTATGAATTATTTAACGCAGTTATCTGAAAAACAAGCTGCATATTTAACTACAAATACAATTGAAATTACAGGTACACCAAAAATAAATCCAGTAACTAATGCAGTAGCTACAATTAACGAATTTGATTTATATATAAACGGCCAGTACATTGATAAACAAGCATATAATTGGTTTCCTAATGATACATTATCAGTTCAAACAATAACATTCGATACCGCATCATTAGGTTATACAATATCAGCCGATGATTTAATTATCATTAATGGGAGATGGGTATAATGGCGTTTACTAGACAATTTAAACCATCACAACTTAAAGATGGATTATACAATATAACTGCTTCTAATGCAGTAACAGCATCTTATGCATTATCTAGTGCAACGACTACACCATCTTATTTAATTATAACAGGAAGTGTATTTGCACAAGTAGATACAAAGAATGATATTTTTTTAATAAAAAGTGGTTCAAAGACTATGTTAACTGTTACACAGAGCGGCGTAGTTATATTATCAACACAATCAGCAGAATTAACAGGATCCGCACCAGCTGGTGGGATATACTTCACATCTAGTTCTTTTTACGTTGGACTAGAAACATAACTAACATAATATTTATAACAAAAGAAATTAACACAAGGATAAAATAATGGCATCATGGAAAAAAGTCATAGTATCTGGTAGTAATGCTAATTTAACAGCATTATCTGTCGATAACTTAACATCGGGACAAGTTGTTATCGGGGGAGGTACATCAA